TACGGTATCTCGTATCCAGGACGCTGAGATCTTGGCTCATACGCTCCCTTCACTTTGAAGGAAGCAATAGCTTCATCGATGATCTGTTGATCGATCTTCTGTATGATCTCATCGACCTCTTCTTGAGTCTTATAGGGTATCTCGTATCCAGGACGCTGAGATCTTGGCTCGAAAGACCATTTTACAGTGAACGAAGCAAGTAAGTCCTCTATAGGAAGGTCTACACCTAATCCTTTTGATGTGGCGATTACTGACTGAACCCCACCTTTCTCATACCTAAACCCCTTGCTAAATAACCCTTTAAGTATTGACTCGAGTATCTTCTGTTTCGCTTCTTCCCCATTCTTCTCGAATCCAGCAAGAACATCCTGATCCACGGCTGCATACTTCTCGGCCAGCTCTTTTTGGGCCTTCTGCACCAGTTCAGTATCAGCAGGAATCTTGGGTTCTTTAGGGGCGCCGGCACCTATCCCAGCTCTTCTCTGCCAAGGATCGGCAGTATCAGTCATGAGGGACTGAGATAGCGCGGCTACTAGCTCATCAATCGCCGCACTGATCTTTTCAGGGGCATCTTTGAACCCCTGCATATTCATGATATCAAATAGGTACCCCTCTGCTTGAGTAACTTTCCATGCCTCAGAGTTCAATTTACTGAGAGCCATCTTCAGTACGTCGGTGGGCAGGTTAGCGATATCCGCTCCCGTCAAACTACCCCCAACAAGACCTTTTGCGGTACTTCCAGCGGCTACCCCTTGAAGTGCTTGAGTGGCAAAGCGAAGGGTGACGGTTATCGGAGGAAGGAACCCAGTACCCATAGCGGCGAGTGTTTCTTTCCACTCGTTCTTGAGAATCTTGATGCTGCCCGTGGCCGAATCAGCCATCTTCTTATTATATTCGTAGAATCTTCCACCTTCGGAAGTCATTCGGATGATCGCTTCTTCAAAAACAGGAAGATCAATCTCACCTTCCCGTACAAGTTTCCTTATTTCAGAGGTACTCTTTCCCAGCACATTAGCGACGGCTTCCATGATGGGAATGCCGGCGTTGACAAACTGGTACATATCCTGTTGCATTGCACGGCCCTGGGCGCGTACTTGGCCATAGACAAGCGCAAGGTGAGCAAAGTTCTCTGAATTACCCTGTGCGGCATCGGCAAGGCGAGGAAGTATTGACTGTACCTCATTGACGGCAAAACCGAAACCAAGGAGCTGTTTGGCCGCGGCGGAGTAAGCGTCGGTTGCTACCACCGATTCTCTTGCCATTCCCCTGATCCAGTTACTTAGATTCTGTCCCTGTTCGGCGCTTCCTGCAAGTGCCTGATATGATCTCTGCATCGTATCAAAGGCCATCGCCGCTTCTATTGCCGGCGTCACCGTACCTTTTATCATGTCGGTAAAGGTACCTATGGCGCGAGAAACAACGTAGAATGAAGAGGCGGCGCCTACGAGTCCACCGATGAATCCCCCCTGTCGAATCAACGCTCCAAGAGAGAAGGGACTTTCTTTCTCGAGAGAATCTCCAAGGTGCTTATACGCTGTCGCTATGGCATTGGCGTCATCAATCTGTTGTTTGCTTGAAGAGGCGCTCACGGATCTCAATGCATTCTGAGCGGCCGTATATGCCGCTACTTGCTCCTTATTTTTGCCGTGGAGCCTACCTATTTCGTTCAACTTAGCCTGAGTGTTAATGTAAGAGATATGGGATCTATCTTCTCCCTCTACAACCTGGGAATAGTATCTTCCTGTAGCGGAAGTTTCCTGGAGTATAGCATTCGCTCTTGTCGTAGCGCGAGAGATGGCTTTGGTATCCCTGCTTCCTTCCAGGGATTCAAGTTGTGTGAGCGACGTTCGGAGCTTATCGATGCCGGCAATATCACTATTATTGGCTTCGGCCGCAGCTATCTTGAGTTTGGACAATGCAGTTAAACGGCGCTCTTCGACCGTGATGAGGTCAGCTTTACTTTTGGATAATTTCTGTGTTTCCTGAGTCTCGGCGGTGATCCCAGTTCCAGTGGTACCAATCTTTATCTTGGAATGCTTTTCGGACTCTATCGCGGCACGGTTCATGCGCTCGAGCGCTTCAGCGGCGGCTATGGCGGATCGAGCATCGACTTCAAGTTGTAGTTTACTCAGTTCCGCCATCAGGTACCTCCGGCTTATCAGCGATGATCTCTGTAATGACAGAGTTCGCTTCATTATCCAATGCCATAATAGCACTGATTTCAAGGGGTGACAAGAGTACGCCGGTAAGCTCACAGTAGGCTTGAAGCTCCGTATAGGTTAGATGTTCCCCTGTACGGAGCTTCATGTAGTGGTCGATTAGATATTCGAAGCCCCTCGGGATTTCTACGGGAATGAGACGCTCATCGAGCGTCTCATTTATCCTTGCGCGGGCCTCGAGATGCTTTCTTAGTGGGCCCTCTTTGCGCGGGTAGTCGAGCGTGAAGCGTTGTCGGATGACGGCTCGGAGTTGCTCGATTCCGCCTTGGTAAAATTTACCCTGGCCGCGTACTGGCTCAATATCTGCGTGCGGATATGCGGGCACTGGGTGTAGAGCATCTTGGCGTTCTCATCATTGAAGGGAAGTTCTTTTCCTTCCCACTCGCCGGCTTCCCAAGCAATCGTGATCTTTACTGCTTTGGCAATGGCCTTATCTACCGACAGCTCTTCGTCTTCGGGCACGTCCTTCTTTCCACGGGCGTAGGCCGACGCCATTTTTGCCTGGAACTGCTTCTCTTCATCGTCCGCTATCTTTGCGGCGACCGATGAATCGGGGCCGAGGATCTTGATACGGAAACCGATCTTGGTTTCCCAGTCCCAATCAAGAATATCAACCCACTGTCCTTCTTCGGAAATCGTGCGAGTGTCGAATCGTGCGAGATTCATTGAACTACCTCATAGAGAAATATGACCCCCGCTAGGCGGGGGTCGGATAGCTTAGACCAAGCGCCAGATCTTGCAACCTACGTGCGTGGTGCTGGAATCTTCCAGAGCACTCCAGGGCATCGAAATGAGCGTGTTGGACTTACCGCGCTGCGGGGCGTGACCAGTGAGTTTCACTTTGGGGAACTCTATGGCGTAGCCGGAGAGACCATTGAGATCAAGCAGCCTCGAGGTAAGCGCGATGCTCGTCTCAGCGAGGTACTTGGTCAGCATGGTGTAGTCTTCCCACAACATCGTCAGATTTCCAGTGAACACCGCATCGTCCGCCGTAATGACGTTCGGAGAATCGCAGAACACCGGCATGATTCTGGCGCCGCCGTTGGCGAGCGCGAAATCCCATGCCGTGATCGCACAGGAAGGGGTGGCTGCGTTATCGAGCCACATCTTCGTGTACGCATCGTTGGACTGCATGATCTCGTTCGTGTTGGCCGCAACCTCAGTACCTCCGAAGGTCGTCGCCTGAGGGCCGGTGAAGGTCTTGGCAAGGAACCCGAAAGCGCCGGTGATGATCGCGTCAGGCTGAACGGAGAGCGACATGGAATCGGCTATCGCTCCAAGGGCCTGGGTGTAGGTCGTGATGTCGATCTGGCTTTCGCAGAACGAAAGTGATTTTCTCGTGGTGCCGGGGATAATGTACCCCATCTTCTGCGAGGATACCGTGGCGCCCGCTGAGGTTCCGGCAACCATGTTCGTTGCGCTGGCGAACGTGAGAAGGTCGGCGGTTCTTCCCGTTACCTTGTAGTAGCCGTTATTGGCCGTAAGAGCGGGAGCGAAACCTGCGATCTTGACCCAGTCACCTATGGCGATACCGGTTCCGATACCCGTGGCGCCCATGGTGCGAGTGCTTCCAGCGACGACAGTTACCGTCAGCGATGCGTTGGCAGCCCCTGCCGCTACCCAGTCAGAGAAAAACGCGGAAGCGACCAGATCGTCATAGGTTGCGTAGGAAAGTTCGAACGGAACATTGACGCCGACGTTCTTGTTTCCGAGGCGGAAACCAGTCACGGCGCGTCTGTCATTCCACTCAGCCGTTCGGAGCTGAGATCTGTCAAGGGTAATGCCGGCGTCGCCCAACTTGCGAAGAATGTTGTAATTCCCCGCAGGGTCTACGCCCCAGTTACTCTCTACCGCATACGATAATCTATTGCGATTGCCCGCAGCATTAGCCATAATAACCTCCTGCCGTTATACAACGGGGACATCTGCCTCCCACGGGCAGTCCACAACAATACAGTACCACGCTACGTTGGGATGGTCAAGGTGCCTCATTGTAGGCGTGAACAGTCTTACGTTCACTCCATTACTCGAAACTGCTGTTCCACGCTTGAAACGTTGCAGTATAGCAAGTGCCTCGGTTCTTGCCCGCGATACCCCCAGACCACTGTTAGGAGTGAGAACCTTCACTTGAAAATAGCCATAATAACGATCGGCCGCATCGGCGGTGATTGCCGCGGCCATACCTTTCGAATGCAGTACATCAACCTCATAGACCGTTGACCCCGCGGGGGCGTTTACTTCAGGGCCAGCCGGCCAACTCACATAGGTGTAGCTTAAGCCACTGAAGTGGGTGCAGAGTGCAATCTCAACATCAGCAAGTGTACCCATTTACATCTCCCTCGAGAAGCCTTTGATGCTGTTCCCGAAATAATCACGTAACCCAAAATGGAATTCGATTAGGTTCATCCTGACCATTCCGGCCGGTGCCTGGGTGCTGAAACCGTTGATCGTTCGACGGCTACGGGGCCAAGGAAAAAGACCGAACTCAAGCACGTTGGCATAGAACTGATCCTGATGATTGTAGGCGCTTTCACTATGTGCATTGTTCATGAAGACCAATGATCCCGACTTCGATGCCCTGAAGGAACTCAGTTTCGATGCCACCTGGGCTTTCGATATCGAGCCGCCTGAATCGGTTCCCGTAACGAGTTTACCATCAGACCCTTTATCTTCAAGCGACCAGTTCTCTCTGGCCACTACGTTGTCACTTGTTTCCACATCCATATCGACAGGGGTGGCATCGATGACCGTGTTGCAGAAACCTTTTATTGCTTCATTCACGCCGGCATCAACTTCTCGAATGGTGCGAGCGCCCCATCCGGCAATCGAAGAAGCAAAGTTACTCACGGGCGTGCACGATCCATACGACAGTCGTCGTGGAAGGAGATACCTTCTTTAGATCCTGGATTCGTACCTTGTCGGTCACGGAATCTATCCGAAGCGTATCCCCGACAAGGGGAATGACATCCCCGGCAACAATGAAGCGGCGATCCCCCTGAACAATCGTGGAGCCATCGATCTCGTCCTGGGCGTAGGGTTTTTCAACACCTACCGTAGGGATTGTGAGGTACGTTACGGTCGTCGCTGGATCTACATAGACAACGGCTCCCGTCGTACTATTCGTCCATTTCCATGTACCCAATCCACCATCGAAGGTCTTCACCCAACCTGAGAGCGCGGCCGAGGATCGGACGATGGTCATGGGTTTTCCATATTTCGTGAGAAGAGGGATGACCATGTTGGTTCGAAGTGACACGTAATTCATACACGTACCACCCTAAGCCCGGAACCTTTGCAGATATAATCAAGCCATCCCTTGATTGCACGGAACGTGGTTCCCTGATAACTTCCCTCAACATACGACACTTGAACGGCGCCTTCCACACGTTCCATTTTTACCTGTTGCGTGGTGTTGGGCATCGTGCTTCCCTCGAGGATAAGCTCCTGAAGCGCGGCTTCGTAAACCGCTCGCTTCAGGTAAACAGGAATGCCAGTCAGTTCTATGCCATCCCGATCGTATGCCTCATCTCGAGGCCATGCAAGGGCCTGGGTTTCGACGAGTTTAATACCAAGGAACCTATTCCCACCCATGAGATCTATAGTGCGGGTTGCCCTTACAAGGGCTTTTTCCTTGGCCCCATTCGTTCCTACCCAAAGTATCGTGGCGTCGAGAAAGTACGCATCGGCCTCAGCTACACTCACATACGAATTGGAGGTAGAGAGCCCTGTGCCATCTTCCGTTACAAAACTCATATCCTACCTCCAAGTATATCTTAAACAGTATCCTCTTCGCACCAGAACAGTTGGTACCCTATGTCCGAAGCGCTTCCTCCACCGTTGGCGAGTGACAACAGATAGTGCACTCCAGGCTTCAGAACCCATTCGTCCTGCCCGCCGTCGGACGCTCCCATGAACATTGTGTCAGGGGTCGCCGTGGCAAGGAGCAAAGAGTCAAGGGTGAGGGGCGCCGATCCTGAACTCTTGGCCGCGTCGGTCAGCACTTTGATGACTGAGACGCTTGCAGTGGGAGTGCCCGTCCTTCGCCTATTCACTCCGGCTACCGTAGCTCCACCGGAAGTGATGGTATAGTCCTCGTACAGTGTAGCAGTGACAGGACCTACCGATCCATGCACTCTGATGGGTTTCAGGTGAACATACTTGTCTTCGGTTCCGCCAGTGAGGGGAGCTTCCGCTTTCACGTTCACGACACCGCTGCCATCGCCTTCTACTGCACACGTAATGGTAGAAATGCCTGCGGTGAGGTCGTAGGCAGTCTTCACTTCCAGGGCAGTGGAACTAATCGCTCCACCGTTGTCACAGCCAGCACTGATGAGAATTTTCTTCGTGATAGGGTTAAATGTGACAGCGAGAGGAGCATCTGCGGTGAGGAGGCTGACAATCTCTACCGTGTAAGCATTGCCAGCTACGCCGGCATCTACAGCGGTGAACGTCAGATCAGAAAGAGTTGCGGAAAGGTCGAGTGTAACGGCCGCAGCGGTCTTCGCATGAGGAGTGAACTCTACGGCGCCGAAGTTCGACTGGGCAACGGTGAGCACACCGGACAAAGCAAATGCCTTGCCATCGTGTATAGCGCTCTGGTCGTAACCAATGCTTCTCTGTGCCAAGGTGACGCGTTCCTTGTTGGCATCCCACCGAGTCTGCAATCCAACTACCGAGGTGTTCTGCGTAGAAAGATCGGAGATTATGGCGAGAAGATTTGTCTTAATTATCCCGATGTCGGCGGTACGCAACGCATCGAGTATTTTCATGGTCTCAGTAGTCTGATCCATAGCGACCTCTTTTGAAAAAGGCCCCGCGTGAACGGGGCCTTATCGGTTACTTGGTAGCCCGAGGGCCCTTTTTGTAGATTTCCGCAACAAGTTTTTCGAGTGTCGCCACCCGGTCAACAAGTTGATTCCACTTTTCCCTCTCGGCCGCACCCTTCGGCATTTTAATGCCTTCAGGTTCCTTGATCTTCTGTTCAGCCATCTTACACCACCCTCGAGAAGACCGCATAACTGATTATGCAATCGTCCTGCGGATCGGCAGAGAAGGTGAACACGGTCGCCCCGTTTCCAGGAACGGCACTCACGCCCGTCACATTGCCAGTGCCATCGTTCAAGATGTTCCACAGGCAAAGGTCGCCGGTCTTCGATCCAGGGGAAGGCACGCTGATTGCGGCGCCGAGCGCGGCATCGGCCGCTTCGGACGCGTGAAGGGCACCGGTCGTATGCGCCGTGGACTCCGCGTCATGGGCGTCGTACTTCGCTTTGATGTCATTCAGCCGCGTGATGGTTCCCGCGAGCGTGGTCACAGCCGTAGTGGCCGCGAGTGCATGGGTCGTATCCTGTGCCTGATGGTAGGTCGGTGACACCGCAATAGCATCCACATTATGCAGGACGTATTTTGCGGTAAGATCGTTCGTGAGAGCGAGCAAGGTCGTCAAGTTGTAGGCGGCAACACTCGTTGTTGCAAGGACACCGGCAGCATGGAGCGCTTTGTGCTCTCCTGTCACTTCTCCGACCGTTACGTCGGCAACATGGGCGGTGTACTTCGTTCGAAGGTCGTTGGCGAGAAGGATCGCGGAGGCGAGCCCCGCGATATTGATGTTGCGGCTGGTGGTGTAGCCACCACTGGCCGCAATCAACTCAGGCTGATAGCGTTTGCGAGCCATGTGGTGCCTCCCTTAGCCGTTCGTGATGAGACACACGACACCGGTGTTCTTGATGTCGTAGAGCCTGTCCCACGAAGCTGCCGCGTAGAGATCAGCGTCCGCGGGCGTGACTGCCGTATTCGAAGCCTTATCCCAGGAGAACCCGAGAGGCTGGATGACGAACTGCTTCCTCATGATGAGAGCGTCCACGCCACCGCCGCGTTTGGGTTCGCGGATCACTTCGACCGGTTTGATCGGGCCGGCGTATTCGCCGTAACCCACCGCACCCGCCTTGAAGAAGTAGGTGTGGTACTTGTACCCGGAGCTGGAACCAGCAACCTTGTACATGTTGTCGGACACAATGACTCTCAGGCCCATGTAGGTCGGGATGTTGAGGTTGGCTTCGGAGTCTTTGATGAAGTCGATCAGGTCGTTCTGGAGCAGGGTCGCGTAAACAGCGGAGTGCATGGCAACCGCGGTCATTCCGCCAAACTCATCACCCATCTTCATGATGGCGTTGATGGTCTGCGTCGCGGAAATCTTGTTCGCGGCAGTGGCGGCAGCACCGTCTTCGATGGAGATATCCACTACAAGCTGAGAAGCATCGGCCACATCGTCCGCGATGACGCCCCTGATGGAGTAGATGAGCAGATCTTCCATTGCTTTGGCCCAGAAACCGATGACCCTATTGGCGATAGCCGCATAGGGATCAGCGCCGGCAAAAGCCGCGGCAAGATCGTTCGATCCGAAGGCTTTCTCACGAATCTGGCGGATGGCGATCATCTTGTCAGTCGTGATGTTGTTGATCGTGATGTCCACGGTCTCGGAGGGAACATCGAGCGTCCCAGTCAGATCCTTCCAGTAGGGTACGTTGAACGTCTTTCCACCACCGGCGAGCAGCGCTGTGAGCTGCGGCACAGGGGTCATGATGCCTGACTGATAGAAGCGGTTCTGATTGAGAGAACGCTCCATGACATAAGGCCCGAATACCTCGGGGATTATGATATTGGTAATAAGGGTTTCGGCCATAGGTTACTCCTTCATAAGCTGTTGGGCTTTCGCAGGATCGCTCACGAATAGCTCGGAACGTTCCTTGATGTCCATGTCAGCCCACTTCTTTCCCTGGGCGCCGCCAGTCATGCCCCCTTGAGAGCCTGAACCGGAAGTCTTTCCCACCACGATAAGACGCTTGGCAAGAGGGCTCGTGTCCACCCACGCCTTCAACGCATCCTTTACTGCCAATTCAGAATCTTTTCCGTCCTTGGAAACCTTCGCCGTTACGCGAGCACCGGTTCCGTCTTCAATGACGCCCAGGTTCAGTTGACTGGCAAGCAACGCAAAGGCTTCGTTCTGCGTTTCGGGGTCGAACTTAAATTCCGACATCGCCGCTCGCAGTTCTTTTTCCTTCATCGTTGTATGAAGCTGTGCGGTAACTCCGGTCAGCTTCTCCGTCAGACCTTTCGAAGACTCTTCAGCCTTCTTGTTCGCAGTTCTCAGCTCGGCAAGTTGCTGTGCAAAAGTTGCGTTCTCTGCTTCCAGCCGTTCGAACTCTTTCATGTCCACGCCATCTCTGGCGCGAACGGTAGCCTTGAGCGTCTTGATGTCCTCATCGTACTTGCTGAACGTGGCGTCCATCTGGCTAAAGATTTCGTCCGCTTCCTTCTGCTTGTCCTCCGGCATCAATGCTCGGAGTCTCTCCTGAAACTTCATGCCTTTCTCCTTGTCCAACTGGACTTCCCCGATCTACCGATCAGGGTGTTCCGGCTATCTTCCATAGTATAACGCACCATCAAATATGTCAAGACACCTTGACATCATTTGCATTTACGTCAGTTCCGAAAGCGTTCCCCGATCCAGAAGCAGTAACAATCTTCTGTTCGGGCATCGAAGCGATTTCTTTCTTGTGTTGCTCGAAGGTCTTATCCGGTCGGATCAATTCTCCGGCGACCAGTGCTTCATAGAACTCCACATCAGAGATCGACTTTGCCTGGAGCGCTCCCACGAGCGCGATCAAGTCCTGAGAACTCATAGGTGAGGGGTAGAAGTCGGTGTTGAGTCGGTAAGTGATTTCCCCTGTCTTACCAGCGAACTCTAGGAACAGGTTAAGTGCCTGCGTCAGTCCACTCGCCACCGAATTGGCGATCGACGCGAGAACAGAATGCTCTCCGGCACGGTGAATCGCCGCGGTCTCTGCCGCTTCCGCCGCTGCCTGATCCGAGGTCAGTATCTTGGAACCAAGGATGGCCATGTACTGAGAAATATCGTCAAGGAGTTCTTTCGTCGGTGTGAGGCCGTGGCCTTGCACCTCGAGGAACTTGGCGTCTCCTCCGATACCGAGGTTGATGGCGGTAGCCGATCCGAGTTTCAGGGTCTTGACTTCCTCCCCTTGTTCTCCAAGGATATTTCCTATGATAACAGGGGTTGGATTATCCGCCCAGTGAACCGCGTGCACTCGGTCGGCCGATACCTGATAGTGATGCACGTTGGCCGTCGCCAGACCATAGAGGGGCGGCTTATGCGTCTTGGCTTCCGTAGCGAGTGGCGTGATGAACACAAAAGGAATGTACTCGATCATCGTATCGTTGATGTACACGTAGGGATCATCGACAGGGATCATTTCCCATCCTTTGTCGCCCTTCTGCCACAACGAGTAAACACATTGACTGTTTTTGTCAAGTTGAAATACTCGGTACTGTTCGACGAGATCGGTTTCGAAGGGATCTGAGATCCTGGGTACTTCGATCCACTCATGGAGTTTTAAGAAGGAGAGAACTTTCTTCCCTTTTATTCGTGTTTCGCGCCAATCGATAATGTTTTCCGCGGTATACATGGTGAGATAGGGTCGAAGGCCGTCGGATTCGGTATCCGCGATGGTTCTGGAGCCTTCCACGACCGGATATTCGACAAGAATGCCTACTTTTCCCGCTGAAAGCACCTCTTGCGTCGCTACACGGGCAAAGTCATCGATGGACATACCTGTAGTCGTGATATCCTTTTCGAATTTGGCCAGAATCTTACTGTCGTCCGAGAGTGCCGGCTTCTTTCTAAAGACGAGTCCCACGTATCCTTCGAGGGTGCGCTCGGTAGCGTCATAGAAGAGGGCTCGCTCCTTGTAGGCGGCATAGTCAAGGGCGTCCTGACCGGAGGGCTGCGGCAGGTAGGTGACCCCCTTTGCCTTTATGGCGTCCTCACCTCCAAGGACATCGCGCATCTTGATCCACTTTGGCGCCATAGCGATATATTCACGGTGCTGTGCATCCAAGTTCATAGTCATGGCCTCCTAAATACCGATCGTCTTCAAGCGCCGTGCGGCCTGAACAATGGGGAACTGCGCTACGGAGAGGTAGCACAAGGAATCCGAGCAATGATCGAGCCCACTCTCTTTATCTGGCTCCGATGTTCCTTCCTTGTAGCAGAAACCGTCGAGCGCTCGCTGAAGCGATTTCGTCTTTCCCCGCGCCAAGAATACTCTTCGTACTCCACTAGCATTCTCGAATGCTGCATTCATTGTATTGATTTTATCCGCGACAGGATAGGGGTGTCCTGGTGTATACACCTGGAAGCCATTCCTTCGCAAGATCGTGAAGTCGGTCTCTCCAACAGGAGCATTCGTGTGTCGGGAATCGCCCGTCGGGTCTGGATAGATGACAATGGAACGATCAGGGTAACGACTCTTGATCTCTCGCGCCATCAGTTCAGTATTGCCATTCTGGATTTCAATTTCTCCAATAATATGGAGCTGGTCAGCTATCCTGAATCCAAGGACGGCGGACATTGGAGAAATATTGAAATCCATGCCAACAAGAAGAGGAAGGCCGTCGTAGTTTCGCATATTGATGTCAATGACATTCTTTTCACGGTCAAAGGCGTAATAGACTCTTCCTGCCATATTTTCGAAAGAAGCCTCAAATTCCTGGCGGAACTTACGAATATCGAGCCTCGCTCGTTGCTTCTCAATTTCCTTGGGGGATACGTTACCACCCTGGAGCGTTGTATAGTGAAAGGATTTCCACTCATCATCGCTTTGGGACTCCATTACGAGGTCGTAGAACCAGTTGTAGCCGGTGGGCGTCGTGATAAATAAGGCCGACCCCAACTGGTCAGCGAGCATCGGTGAAAGGATGGTGTCCCAAATACCCTTCTTCATGAACGCGCATTCGTCGAGAACAAGTGACTTCAGGCCGGGACCGCGTAAAGAGTCAGGGTTATCGGTTCCACGGAGCGATATGATCGATCGGTTATACAACTCAAGCGACATGTCGGTTTCGTCTTTATGCTTAATGTAGGCACGAGGTATTAGATCTTTTAAAGGGCCCCACATGAGTTGCTTTGCTTGACGGTACGTGGGGGCACAATACCAGTGCATTGTGTTAGGGATAGCAATGGCACGGGAAGTCAGCCATCCACGAGAGAGAAACGTTTTCCCGAAACGACGACCGGCGGTGACGGTCTTAAATCGGTGGTTGTCCGTGAATATATCGTATTGCGGCTTTCGAAGGAGTATGTTGATGGGTCTCAATGACGATGCCATTTATCTTTTCTCAACTCCCTTGGCCTCAAGGCCATGCCCATGCTTCCCTCCGTCTGTCTCACGACAGTCGATAAACTGTTAGATCGCCCCCAGCATGGTTGGGATAACGGAGGCGAGGAGTATTTTCAGTATGTCGTAGCCTAACTTTTCCATGATGCCTCCGATGGCCGAGTGGCCTAGTTTTTAGATTTCGACTTTTGGCAAGCTCGCGTTGTACTCGTCCAGTGTTTGCGGCACAGGCATTTCGCCAAAATCAATGTCAGCGGGGAATGTGACGCCCTCGATCACTGTATAGAGCCTGTCGCGGTATCTAATGCCGTCCTCCTGCGATTGCTTCGTGTAGCGATGGAGGAAGCTCGGCACCTCAAAAAATGCCGATGCGTCGCGCAATGCGTTGCGTCGCGCCTTGGCTTCGTCTTTTGTATCAAAATGCTCGATCATTTTACAACTCCTTTGCCATGACTGTCATTACCGAATTACTCACGGGGCTATATAGCTGGGGCGGAACCCGATAGAGTAGAGCACGTTCGAGCGCGGATCACCCACATTCAACGTTGCGAGGCCAGCACTCGACTCGACGCTCCAGCCGCCACCGCAGATCGACATACGCTCGGCATTCGCGCTCGCCCAGAGGCTACCTTTCGGGGCGAAGGGATTCGCTGAAGCTTGGGTCAGCTTCGTAGTAACTCCGGCCTTGAGTAGTTTCGCCCTGATTTCGAGGTCGAGGCTGTCGTAGCTTGCGTCCATGACCTGCGAGGTATGCACTACCGATGCGACATATGCTCCGGCGTGTACCGATCCCCATAATTTTCCGTTGCCATCGAAGAAGGCTCCCGTGGTCGGCCAGCTGGCTTCCGCGAGGCCATAGTAATTGTCATCCGTGAGGAATACTTCTCCGTTGAACAGTTTGAGCTGATCCGTCCAGCGCCAGACTTGGCCCACCATGTCATGGATGCCCCAGCGGTCATGGTTATGTGACCAGAAGCGCGGACCAGAGCCGTTGCGGTGCTTCGCCGTTCCTGACACGAGCCCGGGCGCGAGGCCGTCAGATCGGACAGCGGTTTCGTTGAATTGATACCCGGATTCGTGCGTCTGGCCGTATTGCGTATTCCCGCGTGGCTCTGTGGCTCCCTTCATCGCCAAAAGCGCGATGAGGTTGTTTTCCCAGATCGACCCCAGATGCCAGCCTGCACCCTTCGCTGTGCAGAGGGTTTTCGAAACGTCGAAGTCGAGGGAGGCAGTGGGGAAAAGTCCCGGCCAGCAGATTGCTCGCCAGCCTGCTCCGGAGCCGTTATACGTCGATCCGTTATAGGAAGTAGCGTCAAACATCGGATATAAGATTTCATTTTTCTCGACGCCATTGACGATAAAGGCGGGATGTACCGGGCCGATGGTCGTTGTAACCGTACAGTTAGTTCCGGTTCCTCCTGTAGTTACCGCTCCGGTGGCCGCCGAATATTCTGTTCCGCGATTGGCGAAACGGAATGTCAGCACAGCGCCAGAGCCGTCAACCGTAAGAACCCGAATTGTGCCACCCGTCCCCCCTGCGACAGCAAGGACATCGAGCGCAGTATATCCAGACCCCGGATTAGCAAGCACAGCGGTTTTCAAGCCAGTGGTTGAGCCATAATCCGCATGGAGGTAGCCGAGCATTTTGGGCCCGGAAAGGATGTACATCATCGACGGGAAGCCGAGATCATCAACCTTCACTGTAGCGGCTCCATTGGAGGCCGCTTCGACAATTTCGCGCAGAAGTGCGGGGGGCATCTTGGCGGCGGTGTCATAGTCCCAGAGGGCGGTTTCTGCTTCGGCGGCGGCGAGTTTTGTTAGATGCGTGTAGCCCGCCGTAGAGCCGGACACAAGCATTGACAACTTTTCAACCGTGGTCGCACCAGTGGCCGCCTGTATGTCGGAGAGGCGCGTTTTTTCGTTGGCGGTGGGGATGTTTGCGCTATTCGCACTTCCGTCTATTGTTAACGTTCCGGATGTATGTGTTACTCCCGCTACCTGCTTTACCTTCGAAAGGGTTGCTATGCTTGACAAAGTAGCGAATCCGGTTCTTACCGCGGAAAACGCGACGGTCGCCGTGTCACTCGTCATCCCTTCAACCGTGAAGGTTGAGTAGGTCGTATGATCGACCAAGGTACCCGTGCATCCGGTGGGGGTCGCCGTGATGACCCAACTCGCGGTGTCGTTATTGATACCACGCATCACACTTATATTGATGATCGCGTCGGTCAGCACCGGAGAGCTTCCGTCTGACAAGGAAGCGATCGCCAGGGTAGGCTTATCGGGAACAAAAGTAATTCCATCAGCGCCCTGGGGCACCGTGACATCCAGAGAAATAGGGGAATACCCCGTCACTACAACTTCAATACTCATCCAGGGCCTCCTAGTCCGTCACTTCGGGAGAAACAGACACCGCGCCATTCAATAGTCTCGTCACCAAAGTAGCCGCATCCACCATTTCCACGTCGTACACGTAGCCCGAGTACTCGTCGTAGGTATCCCCTGTCGCCGTGAGTTCCGCGGTTTCGGCCGCGGTCAAACCCACCGTAAAGACCCCGTTGACGGCATCCGTGATGGTACAAGTGAACTCCTCGACGGCCGACGCGTCCTGCGCTGATTCTTTTATTTTTCCCCTGAACGTATAGCCGGTGATATTGACAGGGGTACCGTTCGCGTCTTTTACCGTGATTGTCATGCCAAAGGTGGCGCCCTGCTCGATTACAAGGTCAAGAAGTCCTGCTGCCATTGTCGGCCTCCATTAGTCGTTATTGTCTGAAGGATCGTTGTCCGTGTCGTCGTCATCGATGTCCGGTAAAATTCCCACGGTCGGCGGTGGAAGGACGCCGGGGGATGCCATAATCACCTGCTTTGACCCATATCGGTCGGAGAAGCGTCTGGACAACAGCCATCGGATCTCGGTGGAGATGCCCTTGCACTCGTTGATGTCCATGACCCTCTCGAGACGATCAAGCAGGTTACTCTCGTATGAGGCGGTGTAGAATTTAATTTTACGGTTGAACTCGGCATCGTTCTCTAGTTCCTTGATCTGGCTGTCCTGGAGCCCCAGGAGGGCATAGATGGTCTCAAGAGGGATACCGGACTGGAGCATGTTGTAAATCTGATCGTTCATAAGCACCTCACAAGGTAGGAACTCCTACCTACCGTGAGTGTAATGGACTTGACAAAGGATGTCAATGTGTCAAGGGCCATACATGAAGATCGAAGGGCGAAGGGCACGGAGTTACAGTAGTTGAAGCCTACTGCCGACAATCGGAAACATTCTGCGCCTGCTCTGCGAGTAGCCGAAATTCATAAGATATTGCTCTTAGATGTGTGGGGTATGAGAAACCTGTGCAAGGGGCGACAGAGGGAACGAAGTGACTCTCGATCCCTGCCCCCTCCCCATGCCCGTCGCCCGTCATGCATCATCCATCATGCGCAACGCGCTGCCCTTCTCTCGTCACGCATCGATTGCTTCCCTTCTCCCGTCGTTCATCGTTCATCGTTCATCGTTCATCGCGTTGCTCTTTATTCCTTGTGATTTATTCTCTTTTCCTCTTGACATCAATCCCATATCATAGTATGATATTGATAGTGGAGGAATATATGGTTGTTTACATTGTTATGCAGTATGATGGTGACGGATGGGAAGGTGACTCTACGGTAGTGGCGGTATTCTCCAGTAGGAAAAGCGCGGTGAGCTATATCACTAAAAAAGAATCGGAGAATAAAAATTCCGTCCTAGCTATGTTCCGTTCATGGTCAATGGTACATCGCACAGTGAGGGGCGTAAAATGATAGTGAAAGTCAACTGTGAATCTGACCGAATTGAGTCGCCGGACCAGGTGGCGGCGCTCTTCGTTCATGGTGCGCTGATCGGTACGCCTCGTGCTGTCGAGAATCCAAACGCGCAGAATGGTATCACGTTCGTCCTAGTGCTATTGTATGATGGCACGGAACACGCAGCCACCATGCGCCTACTGCAAGACGCGCTTTCTTTTTGCGACATTCGCCACCAGGACTGTATCGCTGCGCGGATGCGGTTCTACGACCATGAACAGGCTTCACTATTCGGTCCTAAGGCTGATGAGTGGGGAGCTTTCAATCCTGCTTACTTCATCGAATGACGCATGACGGCCGCCTCGTATGGGGCGGCTCTATTCTCATGACTATGCGTTGGAGGATAAAGAATGTGGGAAAAAATAAATTCACCGGGCACATGGTACAACGCTTCTAAAGATGCTCTACTAACTATCACGCCTGTCTCTCCTAGTGGCTTTCATAGAGTAGAGTATAGTGATGAATCGGGAAACCTATGTAAGCTATCGTTTGACAACTATCAAGACGCTCTAACCTACACAAAAGAATACATGAATAGGTGAGTATCAATAACCACTCTGTACAGAGTGGTTATCTTCTATATAAAGAGGCGAACAATGAGAGTCAATCCTTACCATGTTTTTCATAGCTCAACGCTCATGGGCTGGCTTGCAAGGCGCTATCCTTATGGGGCGGCGTGTATGTCGGGCTTTGTCGTTGCGTGCCTTGTAGCCATGTTGTTGCGTGCTATGGGGCTCTATGGCGTCAAGTGTGGCGCTATAGTGTTTCTTATTGCGTATTGCGCGTCGGGCGTCGCTTATGGCGCTATCAATAAAGGAAGGTGAAGAATGGGTATTATTGCTCAAATCGTCGGAAGGTGCCATGTAGGTGATTCGTATCTGACAGTGTGCCGCGAGGTATACAAGAGCCTCAAGCCGAAGGCAAGGAAAAGCAAGGCACTACGTGTTGCCAGGAAACAAGCATATGCTGAGGCAATAAAAGTGCATAACGCAAACAGGAAACTGTACCACTACATAATGAAATAAAGGAAGGTGAACAATGAATGAAATGAGGCTGGAAGATTCCGCAATCAATGCGGAAGAAGTGAAGAACAGGGCATTCTATGCTATACGTAGGAACCCAGTGGAATCTATCGCAGTGCCTAAAAGCAGGGAAACGATGGATGAGCGTCGCGCGTGGTCCTATGCCCAGGGATACAGCGCGGTGGGGTTCAATGTAAGAGTAGGAGAGTGGATAGCATATAACTGAAAAGCGAATTGACAAGATAGAGCGCCTAGAAATAGGCGCTCTTTTTATTTTTCTCGATGCTCTGATGACGTTGCGCGATTCACCGATTTAATATAAGAAGACGGGAGAGAATGAGAAGTTGTGCGATTGAGGTGGTGTATCCTTTCGTAGACACCCCCCTTTTTAAGGCCTTTTTGTACTCCAAATGAATAAGTAGGTGGCAACACGAAAATACAATGGATAAAGGGTGTCGGTCAACGCTACTCTATCTTAGATACAAATAGTAATTTGTTATAGGGCAATGGGATAGTGGGTGCAAGATAAGACAAGAGAGGGAATTGAAGATATTTACGGAAGAGTGAAAAATGAGTTGACACTTGAAAAGAGTTAAAAAAAACGACCTTTTTCAATATTTCGGTAATTTTTTATCGATTAGAATTTAGAGTTATGCGACACACCCGTCGCCCGATGCTCATCATTCTCCCTGTATCGCGCATCGTTCCTAGGTCATAGTATATAGTTCTCAATATATATGGCTAAGTTAAAATCAAAATGACAGTATGACAAAAAGTGTCTGGTTAAATGATTATATAGATAAATTTATATCGATAAATTTCCCCCGATGGATTCGTGCGTTGTGAGACGATGTTCAAGTGTCAACTCGTTTTTCACCCTTTTGAAAATACTCCGTATTCCCTATTTATTCCTTGTAACTTGTTACCCCAGAAGCATATAGGAAAAATACTCGCGTTGAGCGATCAAATTCACTCGCTGTACTTTCGTGTTGACACTCATATTATCAAATGACAACACCTGGCAACACGTATTTTATACAATAACTCCCTGTATTCCTGTATATCTTCTGTATATTTCAACTGTACGACACTAACCGCGGGTTATTTATACCACTTTCTTGTATAAAAGTGATGACAGTACTCTTCCTAATGGAATTCATGCCCTTCACCCGTCGCTCTTCTCCCTTCCAGTTACCTAATTCATTATTGTAACAGCACTTACCACAATCTATCTTATTGTAACGAAAAATCGTAGAAAATAAGCGTTTTTCTATTGACAATCTCAGAGCAAGAGGCTTATACTTGCCTATCAGATTGAGAGAACGGATAGATACATTGACAGGAGGTTTAACCATGAGTAGAAAAGTGATCGGCAACGCGGTAAGGGCAATCAAAACGCTTCGGGAAAATGCGGTCAGGGGCTATGTATCGGGCGGCGAGGCTCGCGCAGGAAAAAATGACCTTGTTGTTGTAAATCGCAGTGAACACAATGACGAGATCATTGTTACGTGGATATACCACGAGACGCCGATCGTCCAGGTCTTCGCGGATCACGTCACGGTCAACTCAGGCGGCTGGAACACTCCCACGACGAAAGCACGCATTGACGAGGCGCTGAGGGTGTTCTGCGGGCGTTCTCTCCACCAGGACAAGTACGTATGGTACGTAGGCGCGGATACTTTTGTTGACGGCGCGGAATACGGGATAATCATGGGGCTGAAGATATGATAAAAACAAGAATCCGGTATATTGCTATAAGCGATAGTGGTAACCGCGTCATGCTTACGACCGACACCCCTCGAAAAGAGCTCATGGAGTACCTTGGAGCGAAACACGCAGAAAAGATCTATGTTGATACCAAGGAAGGCGAGGTAGCGCATATTGGTTACATTATCGGCGGTGAATGGTACACCTTATACGCGGTCGAGGGCCGTGGACCGAGGAGCGTCAAGAAATGACCGCTACCCGATCTCCTTTCTTCCGGCATCTCATGAAGAGCGACTACGGCAGGGAGTCGGTGAGGCTCTTCGATGAAGTCATGGCGCTCTCCAAGGAAGAGCAGGAAGCGCTTGACAATGAGACAAGGCAGTATGTGTCAAGCATCCTGGCTGAAAACTCCCTGCCAATCCTTCGGGAGCTATTGCCGGACATGGGAACAGGGCACCGCATCGACTTGAGGAAACTAGGCTACACGTATGAAAAGAGATCCCCGACCACGGGCCGGTGGTTTTGGGCCAAGAAAGAGCACGTCATAGTATAAAGAGCCGCGCCCGTGGAATATCGGGCGCGTAGAATCTTCCATTGTAAAGGAGTAAGGCCATGGTGCAAGAGATTACGGTAGGAAAGTTCAGGGACATTTTTGCGGGTATGGGGCGCGGCAATTCGTTCACCTACGAGGGCCTGGGGCTACTTTTCGACCACCTGGAGAGGAAGGAAGAGGATGAAGGCGAGCCCTACAAGCTGGATGTGATTGAGCTGTGCGGGAAGTACAATGAGGAAACGCTTGAAGAGTTCAACAAGGAGCACGGTGAGGAAGCTGGCGACCTTGACGAGGCGCAAAGCTGGCTTGAAGAGCGTACATCGGTCATCGGTATTACCGGCGATACGATTCTCTACGAAGCACTCTAAAGGAGTATTTTATGGGCAACAAAACGAAAGCGGAAAAGACCACGGATCTTCCTTGCGGTATTCCTACCGAAGCGGAGAAGAAGCCCTTCAGCGCGATTGATTCGATGGTCGCCTGGGAAGAGGGTTCACTGTCAGAAGAAGGGGTCCAGGAGCTATTCCAGTATCTCATAGATACCGGCATGGCGTGGACGCTCCAGGGAGCCTATGGCCGCGAGGCTCAGAGGCTCATAGAAGCTGGCATATGCCACGCGGCGACCGCGTAAGGGGGATGTTGTATGACAAAGAAAATTAACGGGGAGCTGTACGAGTTGAAACAGGGAAAAGTAACCTGTGAGGGGTGTGCCTTTAGTGGTGACGCGGAGGGATGCGGAAAGGCGGGGCATGGATGTGCTGCCATGCGCTATGGCTACTGGGCGCTTCTTGGAAGCGTTAACAATAACGGTATGAGCGAAAACGCTCATGGAGGAAAGGGTATGAAAAAGCAGTTGACGAAAGAAGAGTTTCTCGCGTATCTCGACACGATCCCGGAAGAGACCTTCGCAAGCCTTCCCGGCGCGGCGTCCTTTGTAAAGAAGGAAGCGATCAAGACGGCGCGGGAGAGTTTCGGCACAAAGACCGCCGATACGTTCAAGGAAGCGCTGAACAGGGGATTCACATGGCGCGAGACGCCTCAAAAGTCCGACTTCTGGTACGGTCTTTATGAGACGATTCCCCGCGCCCTCGGCATCGAAGAAAAGGTCAAGTCCTTTGACACTCCGTACATCAGCGACCCCGACGACCCTCGCGCGGCGTCCCTCATCGGGAAAAAGGTCATCTATGCTGATTATGAAGACCGTATCATGGACGATACTCGCGACACGGCCTTCCTCACCGATATCCGTGATCGGAGCGCACCACACCAAGATGGGATGTTCTTCGGTATATCTGTGAGCATGAGTGGGCGCAGTTCCACCCACTTCCGCTTTATTCGTGAAGCCCCCGAAACCACGGTCGAAGTGACTATGGAAGAGGTCTGCAAGCAGTTCGGGAAAAACGTCAAGATCAAGAAAGCGTAAGAAGCAAAAAGAGGGGCATACGGCGGTCGTTGACCGTCGCCCCTCGCGCTTCGCAGGTAGATCCTTTTGGAAAGGAGAAATGGTATGATGTTCAAAGAAAACGATCTCGTAATGTCGAAAACGTATGGCCTCGTGACGATCATAGGGGTGGATCACTCGGACGACACGTACAAAGTCAAGCAACTCGATGAGGAAGACGAGTACACCGGTTGGGCTGGCGAGGATGACATTCGCGCCATGACCCTCGCGGAACGGACGGTCTGCGCCCCGGATTCGTCGTTGGCCAAGTATCTTATCGGGAAGAAGGTCATATTCGCGGATTCCTACGCGTCGCTCGAAGCCTGGGACGATGATGGCGAGAACCCCCTCGTCCTGGTCAGCGCGGCGTCGCACGACGAAGACGGCGATCTTGCTGCCTACCCCTTCAGGGTGCTCGACGAAGGTGCAGACTTCTCCGGCGACGTGGATGAGGTGGACGAATACGACACGACGCCCTACACTCTGGTAGCGGCCCTCCCCTCCGGTTCCGATGGTGAGATCATCGAGGTAACGATGGAAGAAGTCTGCGCAAAGTTCGGAAAAGTTGTGAAAATCAAGAAGGAGAACTAAAATGAAAAAAGAGCTTACGAAAGAAGATCTCATCGAGTATCTGAAAACACTCCCCGAAAGCCTCTGGCTGAGCCTCCCTGGCGCAGGTACCGTGGTACGGGACGCGGCGATCGGCACACTGCAAGAAAGAGGGCATACAGCGGAGGGGAGGCATTCGTTCAGTGGTGCCTTATGTGATGCTATGGCGTGGTGCGAAACCTCCCAGGGCGACGAGTTCTGGAGAACGCTCTACGGGAAAATCCCTTCGGGTCTCGGCATCGATCTTCCCGATCCCACTCCGTTCCCCGAAGTCAAGAGCGGCATGAAAGTGCTCCTCAAGACCGTCCCCGAACTCTTGGCAACGCCGGGAGCGGAGGAACGCTATGGTGAGATCTCTCTTCCTGGGAACATGACGGTCTGGAATCATCACGGAATGGATTCTCTTGCCGGAACGATCGTGACGATCGGTGAGTGTGGCTGGACGATCGTGGGTTGGATGGTCAAGAGCATCGTTCCGGACACCCCTTACCTTTCGAAAGCGGACGATCCCAGGGTCAAGGATCTTATCGGGAAGAAGGTCTACTATTCCGATTCCCTCGATAGCATCATGGGGAGCACTGAAAATCTGGAGGTAGCGTACCTCATTGCGTCCCGTGTCGGTGAGGATACCAGATACCCGTTCCGCGTCGCGGGCTATCCTTCGGTTTCACGGGACAGTACCTACATTTATTCCTACATCCTTCCCTACGTTGAGCCCGAGACCGTCGAAGTGACGATGGAGGAAGTCTGCTCGAAGTTCGGCAAGAACGTCAAGATCAAGAAGGACTGAAGCATTGAGCGGCGTCCGTCGCCCGATGAAAGGCATAACAGGCGCCGTCCATCTTTTGCAAGGAGCACAATAATGAAAAGATCGGTCGATGAGGTATCGCGCGACGCGTGGCGAGTGCTGTTCAACGTGCTGGAAGCGGTTAAGGGAACCGTAGAGAACATGCCGTTCGAAGATCGTCGGACATGGTATCTCAGGAAGAGCTATAAAGTCCCTGATATCGCCACGTTAAGCGAGTACGATAACATTGTTGCCTCTACCGGAGCAACACTTGTCAGGGCAACATGGTTCTATAACTACCATCCGATCGTTGAAATGGAACACCGCTGGCACAGTTCCTCGCCCGTCTTGACGCTCTCGTCCAACGGCAACCGTGACGAGATGACCAGGAAGCGGCTCAACGCTGCTCTGAAGCTCACGAATGGGTGGGAGATCTATGCAAGGAAAGAACGCGGAAGAACGGTCTGGTACGTGAGTTCGCGCTACGCACCCTTCCCACGATCCAAGAAGGGCCTCATCGAGGCCATTGGGAAAGGGCATATCAAGGAGTTCACCGATGATGATACCTTCTACGCCACCCTCTGATAGAGGGGTAGATCTCCGATATAGTGAGTTATTTAAGCGGGAATACGAAAAAGCGCTAAGGATGGGAGTTCACATAGACAGAAAACCTTTTGTCGATCTTTTATGGCAAGAGGTGTGCGAATATGTGCCAGAAAAGTTAACCAGGCATCATCGTCTTGACGGTTCGTGGGGATCAATAGCTATAGGAAAAGAAACAACATTGGGAGTAATGCCGTCCGGTGGGCGGTTCCCGATGAGTTTCGCGGACGCCGCGATAAGCGGCACAAGGAGAAAGGGTATGAGGTTCAAGAAAGGTGAGTTGGCGGTAACGCAGTATGGTACACTGGTAACGGTCGGTGAGGGAGGCCGCGTTAATCCGCTGAATGGGGCTTCGGGATTCTTCATCAATGAGGGAGACCTCCATGCTCCGACTCTCGGGGAGCGCACGGCGTTCAACCCGAATAGCCCGCTGGCCAAATACCTTGTAGGGAAGAAAGTCATGTACGCCGACGATTTCGGCAGTCTGGAAGAATCGGATATGGGAATCCTTGGTTCGGTCGGAGAGAATAGAGTCTATCCTTTCCAGGTGCCGGGAAGCGGTACTGCTGTCGGATGGAAGTTCGTTGCTGCCCTCGAAACGAAGACTGAGGAACCGACCATCGAGGTAACGATGGAAGAAGTCTGCGCAAAGTTCGGAAAGAACGTGAAAATCAAGAAGGAGAACTAAGATGAAAAAAGAATTGACGAAAGAAGATCTCATCGCGTACCTGAAAACACTCCCCGAAAGCCTCTGGCTGGGCCTCCCTGGCGCGGGTACCGTGGTACGGGACGCGGCGATCGGTACGATCAAAGAGCAGGGTTATAGCTGTACCTTGCGGAACTCCTTCAGTGGATCATTACACTGTTTGATGAACTGGAGCGGAACTCCCCAGGGCCATTCGTTCTGGCAAAAACTCTACGAGAAGCTCCCCGAGAACGTCGGTATCGACATCCCTGACCCTTCGATCGTCGCCCCTAACCCGTTCAGGGTCGGCATGAAAGTGCTCCTGAAGACCATCGATGAACTGAGAGCCACTCCCGGCGTCACTGAGTCAGGTGCGGGGCTCAGTGGTTACAGCTATTCCTTTGTCGCTCCTATGTATCCCCTGGCGGGAACAGTCGTAACCGTAGTTAGGGTGGACGATGACGGGTCCGCAAAGATACGCTCCCCCGATACCGGGGCATGGTGGCTCGAGCCCTACATGGTGAAGGCGTTCGATGTCGATGCCCTCTCTCCTATTACCGATCCGGCAGATCCCCGAGCGAAGGCGCTCATGGGGAAAAAGGTCTACTATTCTGGCGAGGCAACGGCATTCCTTACCGGGCTCAAGGTCGGAGAGAGGAGGGGGTTCGGTGTGTCTGTCCATGCCGGCGATTCTCCTGTAGGATGGTTCGAGTCCGTTCGTCCTTTCGAGAAGATAGAAGAGGAGCCGGCCGTTGAAGTGACGATGGCCGACGTGTGCAAAGCGTTCGGAAAGAACGTAAAAATCAAGAAGGCATGAGCCATGACCCTCACCCTTGGCCAGTTGGGCAACATGTTTGCCTCGAAACTAAGGAAACAGGGTGTCTCCCCAGGTGAGCATGATGTCATCTACCTGGGGAAGATATGGCATTGCACGTTCGACGGTCTACGCGCGACGGTCGCCATGCCGCAAAAGATCGTCAAAGAAAAGGAGGAACGCTGTGAGTAAACCACTGAAAGTTGCTTTGCTCGTTATCGTAGTGATAGTGATTGCTTTACTGTGTGGGTACTACAACGACTATCAGGGGTATAAACGCGGGCAGATTGACGCTGCCCGCGGGCATATCGAATATACGATCATATCGGAGCGCGTCATACACATCATGGGCGACGCTCCGTTGCCCGACACTCGTCTCACGCCGATCCCGGAGAAGGAGTAACTCAATGGGCAAGATAGAAACGCCGGAAGAGTTTGCGTGGAGATTTTTTGAAGAAGTAAAACCAGAAAGTGATGATTACGAAGAGAAGTTAGCCGCAATGCTCACCGCCCGAGATGCTTTCCTCCGCACCGATGAACGGCAGAAGGCGGCGGGGTGGATCAGTGTCAAGGAACAACCGCCTGAACCGGGCGTGGAACTACTGCTGACCGGATATCTCTACAATGAGCCTAAAAAAGGTAGATTTACCACGGTAGACATAATCGAA